CTGCCTAATTGATCTTGGGGGGCTTCGGCCCCCGTTTTAAAGGAGATTGATTATGATGCAAGGCGACGTAAAAGCAACGCACCGAAACTCAACTGGGACGATCTACGCTCAGCGGACGCGGGTGAAGGGTTTTTCAATTTGCGGCACCGCCAGCTTGGCTGGCACGTTGCTTTTGAGAGACGGCGGGGCCGGTGGGTCTGTGTTGATTGAAATCGACATCCCGTCCAACTCGAATCCGAACTCGCTCTATGTGGCCATTCCGCAGCAGGGCGTTCTATTCAATACGGACGTTTACGCGACGCTAACAAACATCGCGTCCGTAACGGTGTTCTATGGCTAAGTCACCCGCATGGCAACGCAAGGAAGGCAAGTCCGACAAGGGCGGTCTGAACGCGAAGGGGCGTGCGTCTTACAACAAGGCCAATCCGGGCAAGCCCGGGTTGAAAGCACCCCAGCCAGAGGGCGGCAAACGCCGCGACTCTTTCTGCGCCCGCATGGAAGGCATGAAGAAGAAGCTGACCAGCGAGAAGACGGCCAAAGACCCGGATTCGCGCATCAACAAAAGCCTGCGGGCTTGGAAGTGCTGAGATGTCACAAAATCACGACACCGTGAAGAACACCTTGGACATTCTGTCCGTGTTTGCCACGATTGGTTCTTTCTTGCAAATGCTGACACCCGTGTTCGGTTTGATTGGTGCTGTCTGGACCTTGATGCGTATTGCAGAGATGGTGACGGGAAAGCCTTTCTCGGAAATCATTCGCCGAAAGAAACCAGATGCCGTCGACCAGTAAGAAACAGCACAACTTCATGGCGGCGGTGGCCAACAACCCGTCGTTTGCCAAGAAAGTAGGCGTCCCACAATCTGTGGGCAAAGACTTTTCCAACGCGGACAAGAGCCGCAAATTCAAAGAAGGTGGCGATATGAAAGAGTCCAAAGCAATGGTAGCCAAAGAGATGAGCTTCATGAAAAAGAAGGGCGCTCCCAAGTCCATGATCAAGCATGAGATGGCCGAAGCCAAGATGGCTAAAGGCGGCATGACCAAGATGGGCGCTGTGAAAACTGCTGCTCCAAGTCGTGACGGCGTTGCCTCCAAAGGCAAAACCAAAGGCACCATGGTCAAGATGGCCCGTGGCGGCAAGGCCTGCTAAGGAGTAATCATGGCTACAAAGAAACGCAGACGCTTCGCTGAGGGCGGAATTTCTGAAGCTGCAGACAAAGAGTCTGGCCTGAAGGCCTCGCAAGGCGAAAAGGTTGGTTTCTTTGAGCGCCTTCGCATGGGCAACATTGATGACCCCTCGTCCGAAGCCTACAAGCGCTTTGGCGCTGGCCGAGCTAAGGCTGATCGTGACATGAAGAGTGAAGCGGCAGCCATGAGGATGGTTGATGATTCTCGCGCAGCTTCAGCGCAAAGTTCTGCCAAAGAGGACGAGCCAGAAATCACCAGCGACCAATACTTGGGCGCTGTAGAGGCGGCCCCTGCAAAACGCGTTGCCAGCCCTCGTCTTTCGGTTCCCGCCAAAAAGGAAGCCGCAAGCAAGAAAGAGCCCGCAATGCAGGAGCAGACCTATCGCCGCACAAGTGGCGACTCTGGTGAGCGCGAAAAAGAAAAGGCGTACACCCGCAAAGAAGGCGCCACAGCAATGGGCATGAGTTCAAATTATGGCAACGAAGGCCGTGGCCGTGAGATGACCAAAGAACAGCAATATGCTCGCGCAGAAGCTGAAGCAAAATCCTCAGAGGGCAAGGCAAAGCGCAAGAAGCAAGAGGAGTCTCAAGCCCTTGAGCGCGTTACTCCAGAAACCGCATTGTTTCCGGGCGGCGGTTTGAAAGCCCTGAATACTGCTGCAAAGTCTTTGGCCAATCGCGGTGCCGGTACAGGCAGAACCGCAGCCCAAAAGGCATGGGACCGCTCACAAGTCGCCGAAAGGTTGAAGCCCACGCAAGCAGTCAGCAGCAAGACGGCAGAGCAGATTGCTCGAGAGAAAAAAACCATGAATCCCATGGCTTGGATGGCGGGTCCCAAAGGCATGGCTGATGACTTTAAGCGTGGCGGAAAAGTAAAATCCGCCAAGCCGGTCAAGAAGATGGCTTCTGGAGGATCAACCTCCGGCGCATCCAAACGTGCAGACGGTATTGCCCAGCGCGGCAAGACTCGCGGCAGAATTTATTAAGGAGTAATTCATGAGCCCAGCTGAAAAAGAAGCCCGCCAGATGATGGCGGACAAGAAAGCCCAAGACGCCGCTACCAAGGCGTACGATGCCGCCAGCACCACACCTCCCAAGCCTGCTAAAAAGATGGCCAAAGGCGGTGTGACCCGTGCTGATGGCTGTGTAACCAAGGGCCACACCAAAGGCAAAATGGTGTCAATAGCTGGCGGCGGGAAGTGCTGACATGATGGCCAGTCGCGGCATGGGGGCTATTGCCCCCTCCAAAATGCCCAAAGGCGTGAAAAAAGCACGCCGGGATGACACTGACTTTACGCAGTACGCCGAAGGCGGCAAGGTTGGTTTGTATGCCAACATCAATGCCAAGAAAAAACGTATTGCGGCTGGCTCTGGTGAGAAAATGCGCAAACCCGGTTCTGCTGGTGCGCCAACTGCACAGGCGTTCCGTCAATCCGCCAAAACAGCAAAGAAGTAAACCATGGCAACATCAGGCCTCTCCAATTTCAACCTTGACTTGACTGAGATCGTTGAGGAGGCGTTTGAGCGCGTGGGTGGTGAAATGCGTACGGGCTATGACCTTCGCACGGCCCGTCGCTCAATGAACTTGATGTTTGCCGATTGGGCCAACCGTGGGTTGAACATGTTCACCTACGAGCAGGGTTCGATCCCATTGGTGGCTGGCACGGCTACATACAACCTGCCAGAAGACACCGTGGACCTGTTGGAACACGTCATCCGCACCGGTGCAGGCAGCGCTTCGACACAAGCAGACCTGACCATCACGCGTATCAGCGTTTCTACCTACGCCACGATTCCCAACAAACTGCAACAAGCTCGACCCATTCAAGTGTGGATTGAGCGTTTAAACACACCAAGAATTACCGTCTGGCCCGTGCCGGACAACTCACAGCCCTACACATTTGTGTACTGGCGCTTGCGCCGCATCCAAAATGCTGGTGAGGGTGTAAACACCATGGACATGCCATTCCGCTTCCTGCCCTGCATGGTGGCGGGTTTGGCATACTATCTTGCCCTGAAGGTTCCCGGCGGCACTGAGCGTCTGATGGTTCTCAAGCAGCAGTACGACGAAGCGTGGGAGCTGGCCAGCACGGAAGACCGCGAGAAGGCCGCTGTGCGTTTCGTGCCTCGCCGCCAATACCTTGGGAGCGGCACTTAAATGGGCAATCGCTTTGCCAGTGCCAAGAACTCAATTGCGCAGTGTGACAGGTGCGGTTTCCGCTTCAAACTCACAGAGCTGCGTAAAGAGATCATCAAGACCAAGACGTACAATCTTTTGGTCTGCGACTCGTGCTGGGACCCTGATCAGCCGCAGTTGCAGCTGGGCATGTACCCGGTGGATGACCCCCAAGCTGTGCGCAATCCGCGCAGGGACACAACATACGTGACGGCAGGACCAAACACTGCAGGCTACCCTACCGGCGGCTCTCGGGACATCCAGTGGGGCTGGAACCCTGTGGGCGGTGCTCGGGCGTATGACGACGGCTTGACCCCCAACTACTTGGTGTTGACTGCTTCGGTCGGCCAAGTGACAATTGCAACATCATAAGGAGTCCATCATGGATGCAAAGACCGCAGTTCGCAAGCACGAGAGCAACATGCACCCCGGTGCAAAACCCACCAAGCTGCGTGCTGGTGGCAAGACCAACAGCGACATGCTGAAGATGGGTCGCAACTTGGCCAAAGTGGCCAACCAGAAGTCCCCCGGTCGCAAAGGAGCCTGACATGGCAACATACAACCAACCCAAAGCGTCAGCTCCCGCTACGCTGAAAAAGGTCAACGCCATGAAACACATGTTGGACACCAACGTGTCAGTGGCCAACAACCACAGCAACGAGTATCCGGGCGTGAAAACCTCGGGTATCAAAATCCGTGGTACTGGCGCGGCCGCCAAAGGCACCATGGCCAGAGGCCCAATGGCGTAAGGTAGAGCATGAACTACACCCAGTTGACCGCTGCAATCTGCGATTACACGCAGAACTTCGACCAAGACTTCATTGACAACATCCCGGTGTTCGTCAAGCAGGCGGAGCAGCGCATCTACAACACGGTGCAGTTCCCCTCGCTTCGCAGCAACGTCACCGGCTCCACGTCATCGGCAAACAAGTACTTGTCTTGCCCGGGCGACTTCTTGGCCGTGTACTCGATGGCGGTCATTGACGCCACGGGGGCGT